ATGAAGATGAACAATTTGAGATGGGGTTATGAATTGCTGGGCGTGTAACACAGAATTAATTTGGGGTGGTGATCACGACATACCTATAGAAGATGATGATGAACACTCAATAGTTACTAATTTATCTTGTCCTAAATGTGAAGCGTTAGTAATTGTTTATCACGATAAGAGAGAAAAAAATAATGTTACTAGCTGAAGGAGATTTTGAAGATGCGTTTATAGGATTTGCAGATAGACCTAGTTTACCAAGACTTGCCATTTATGATAAAAATAAATGTATAGAAATTTTAATTAAACAAGGTATGACGAATGAAGATGCAATAGACTATTTTATGTTTTTTGAAGAAGATAGTTGGGTAGGTGAAGGAGATGAGATACCATTATTTCTAAATAGAATGAGCTTTAAAGATTACTTAGAATTATATGAATATAAGGGTTATTTAAATGACAACCAAAAAGAAACCTAGAAAAAGGGTTGGTAGACCAAAACTTGTAGTTACAAAAGAAATGTGTGCAAGAGCAGAAGCCTATGCATCTCAAGGACTTACACAAGAACAGATAGCAGCAGTTATGGGTATGGCTACATCTACATTGTATGATAAGCAAAACGAATTTATAGAGTTTTCAAATGCTATAAAAAGAGGTAAGGGTAAAGGCATACAACAAGTAACTAATAAGTTATTTGAAAAGGCACTAGAAGGCGATAACACTGCAATGATATTTTATCTAAAAAACAGAGCGGGTTGGCAAGATAAGATAGAGAAAGAAACTATAGTAGAGCATAAACAAGTAATAGACTTAACTAGGATATCAGATGAGGAACTTGACAACCTTGAACGAACCCTTAGACGAGCTTCAACGCAGAGCTTCTCAGGAGAAGATGAGGAGATCATTGAAGGTGTTCACAAAGAGATCGTGGCAAGCGATTGAGCCAGGCAGAGAGTTTTACGATAACTGGCACTTAGACGCAGTATCAGAACATCTACAAGCAGTAGTAGAAGGTGATATCAAAAGGCTAATAATAAATATACCACCAAGACATATGAAGTCTATAAGCGTAGCAGTAGCTCTACCAGCTTGGACTTGGACAATACAACCATCTAAACGCTTCTTATTTGCTAGTTATGCAGGATCATTATCTATTCGAGATAGTGTTAAGTGTAGAAGATTGATTGACAGTAGATGGTATAAAAGATATTTTGGAGATACATTTTCACTAACCACTGACCAAAACCAAAAGCAAAGATTTGAGAATGATAAAACTGGTCAGAGGATTGCAACGTCAGTAGATGGTGCACTAACTGGTGAAGGTGGAGACATAATAGTTATAGATGATCCACATAACGTAAGAGAAGCTGAATCATCTACAGTTAGAGAAGGTGTTCTTGAGTGGTGGGATCAAGCCATGCAGACTAGATTGAATGATCCTAAAACTGGTGCCTTTATTATAATTATGCAGAGGGTACATGAGAACGACCTTACTGGACATATATTAGCGAATGAGTACAATGCTTGGGATCATCTGTGTTTACCTGCAAGATATGAAATTGGACACCCAACACCAACGAAGTCATCACTTGGCTTTACAGACCCTAGAACAAAAGAAGGGGAGTTGTTGTGGGAGAAGAGGATTGATGAAAAAACTTTACATACTTTGGAAAAAAGTTTGGGTTCATACGCAAGTGCAGGTCAGTTGCAACAAAGACCTATGCCCAAAGGCGGTGGAATATTAAAAGCAGAGTGGTGGGTTCCCTGGGAGAAAGACGATCTGCCAGAGATAGAATACTTAGTGCAGAGTTATGATACAGCGTTTAGCACAAAAGAAACTAGCAGTTACAGTGCAAGAACTACTTGGGGTATTTTCAAGATGAATGGTCAAGTCAATGCTATAGTAGTTGAGATGTGGTATGACAGAGTAACGTATCCAGAATTAAGGAAACTTGCACAAGAAGCATATGATGACTGGCAGCCAGACACTGTTTTGATAGAGAAGAAAGCTAGTGGTCAAAGTTTACTACAAGACTTACGCATGGGTGGGATTCCAGTGTTAGCTTATTCACCAGATAGAGACAAGATTGCTAGGGCACACAGTAGTTCTGCATTACTAGAAGATGGCAGAATATTTTATCCACAAGGAAAAAAATGGGCAAAAAATTTAATTGACATATGTTCAGCCTTTCCAATGGGAGATAATGATGATATAGTTGACACTTGTACACAGGCTTGGCTAAGATTAAGAAAAGGTTGGTTTATCACACATTCTACTGATTATGACGATGATGATCAAATGGAAGAAAGAAGGATGACTATATATGGCTAGAGAACCACAAGTAATTCCATTTGCAGACGCAATGCCTTCAGATACCTTTGAAATAGAAGATATAGGTAACAACGAAGTCTTAGTTGGCGATCCTTCATTAGACGTTGTAGAAGAAACGCAAAGCGACTTTGATGAAAACCTAGCTGAACAAATAGATGCAAAAGAATTAGTTAAGATAGCTAGTGATCTTATCACAAGTTATGAAGCAGATAAAGAAGCTAGATCAGATTGGGAATACAGATATAAGCAAGGACTAGAAACAGTTGACACACATGGTGGTCAAGAAGAAGAAGAAAACCAAAGGGCAACTAGAGGACTAAGCAATGTAGTCCATCCTATGATTGCAGAAGCAGCAACACAATTTAATGCAAAGGCGATTGCAGAATTATACCCAAGTGGCGGGCCAGTAAAGACAGTTATAGTTGGTGATCCTAGTGAAGAAGTAGAAGAACAAGCTAGGCGTGTAAAAGATTTTATGAATTATCAGATTACACAAGAGATGCCAGAATACTTTCCAGATTTAGATCAAATGTTATTTCAGCTACCACTTGTTGGACATACATTCAAAAAAGTTTGGTGGGATGCTAACTTAGATAGGCAGTGTTCTCAATTCGTGAAAGCAGAGGACTTTGTAGTTTCACCAGAGAGTAAAGACTTATACACATCTAATAGATACACACACATAATTCGTATGCCTAAAAACGATTTTAATAAATATGTTAAGGCTGGGTTTTACTTACCAAGTAAATATAATGGGGATGACATAGACCCAAGTGGAGATATAGGAAGCGAGATAGAAGGCGTTGATCCTTATGGCGATAGTAGTGACGAGATGATGACACTACTTGAGGTGCACAGTTACCAAACCTTTGATGGCATAGATGGTGGTAATGAGGATGAAGAAAACCTAGTTTCATTACCTTATGTAGTTACAATTGATTATGATTCAGAAGCTATAGTAAGTGTAAGACGTAATTGGAATGAAGAAGATGAACAACAAAAAAGGCGTGATTGGTTTGTAAGCTATAAGTTTTTACCAGGAACTGGCTTCTATGGCTTTGGACTTTTCCATATGATAGGTGGATTAGGAAAGGCGGCAACTGGAGCACTTAGAGCTTTATTGGATAGTGCTGCTTTTGCTAATATGCAAGGTGGTTTTAAATTAAAAGGCAGAGTTACTGGAGGTGAGTTACAGATCAACCCAGGAGAGTTTGCTGATCTAGATGCTACAGTAGATGATGTAAACAAGGCTATTATGCCCTTACCATTTAAAGAGCCATCCAATACCTTGTTCAACTTGATGACTGCCATAACAGATGCAGGAAGAAGGTTTGCTAGTACAGCCGATCTAAATGTAGGCGATGTAAATCCAAATGCTCCCGTTGGGTCTACTGTTGCGTTAATTGAACAAGGTAGCAAGTCATTCAGTGCCATACACAAAAGATTGCACTACTCACAAGGGCAAGAATTTAAATTATTATCTAAATTAAATGCAGAATATTTACCCGAATCTTTTCAATTTTCTATAGGTGGCACAAGTCAAACAATATTTGCAAAAGACTTTGATGACAGAATAGACGTAATACCAGTCAGTGATCCTAATATATTCAGCACTGCACAACGTATCGCACAAGCTCAAGCAGTCTTACAAATGTCACAACAATCACCACAACTGCATGATGTATATGAAGCTCATAAGAGAATGTATGAAGCCATACGCATAAATAACATAGACGAAATACTAAAGAAGCCAGAAGAAGCATCACGAATTGATCCAGTATCAGAGAATATGTCATTGATGTATGGTAAATCTATTAGGGCATTTCCAGAACAAGATCACGAAAGTCATATAGCAGTTCACTTGCAATTTGCACAAGACCCATCACTGGCTGGGAACCCTGGAGCCGCAGGTATGCAACCTCTGCTTATTGCACACATAGCAGAGCATATAGCCTTACTGTATAGACAAAAGATGGAAGCTGGTATTGGTATGGCATTACCTATGTTACCAAACTTGCGTGATCCTAAATTTAGATTTGAGGATATTGATCCACAACTTGACATGATGATAAGTCAAAGAGCAGCAGAAGTTGTAGCTAAGTCACCAGAAATGGATGCGATTGCTCCACTAGCACAAATGATGCAGAGACAACAACAACAACAACAACAAAACAATCCACTGCAATATGCAGCACAATTAGCAAAATTAGAAGCTGACGCATTAAAAGCAAGAACAGAGGTGCAGATACAAGCTGACCAAGCTAAAGCACAACAGAAACTTGCGATAAGTGAAGCAGAAGCGAAACAAGATTTGCAAATAGAACAAGCAAAGCTACAAGCAGACTTACAAGCCAAAGTAGCAAAGCTAGAACTAGACTTGCAAATAGAGAGAGAAAAGAACGCCATAAAACTACAACAGGAGATTAACGAAAATGCCAATAGTAATAACCCCATCGGGTGAGTATGTTGATTCAGTAACAGGAAACCCAGTACAAATGACAAACCCACCTATGGATAATATGGCACAAAGATTGTCAGAAATGCCAAGCCAAAGATCAATGTCTGATAGAGAAATGGATATGCGTCAAAGAACTGGAGCAGAACTTACAGTAGAAGAATTGCAATCTGATCTTGCTAAGACAAGAGGGTTGTTAGATGGTGCAATGGCTAGAGAAAATGTACCAGCTAATCTTGATATGGGTATGGATAGTGAAATGGCTGCAGCCGATTTAAGCGATGTAGACAAAGTGCGTATGCTTATAGACATGGGTCTAAATCCACAAGAAGCAATGGAAGCGAT